GAGGATCAGAGTAACCAAAGCTATATCTCTCACGAGCTTTGTATCTCATATTTCCTGTATCAAAATCGCCTTCCATGCCAGTAGCAAGGGCAGCTCTTGTGAAATGTTTAAATCCATTAGGAGCATCGGTTTTAATAAACCAAGCATCTGTGTCAGTTAAATAATGGTTAACAGTGTAACCACCAGCTAACATACCCATGTTTTTCAAAGCATTGATATCATTATCAGCAGTACCGACTCTTAGAGTTGAGTTCAAGACTCTATCGACTACAAACTGAATGTTTACAGGAATAATTAATTTTTTCCCTTGCATACTAATTTTTAGTCCTCTTTCGTCAATATAACCGGCAATGTCAATCATTGCTTGTTCTAACGAGGTTTCGTTAATATCTGCGTCCGTCGCAGATCTGTTAGACCAAGTACCACCTAGTGCAGTTGGATGTGCTGTATTAGCTAATGTAACACCATCTCCACCAGTTGTTGTAAATGCTGTGTTTAATACATCAGCACCTCTTACTTGTTTAGTGTAAGCCATAGATCTCGCTAGGGCTTTAGTGTAACGAGCAGATAAAGTATCATACAAGTTGTCTTCGACAGCTTCCTCAGTTAATGCAAACGCTAAAGCGATTGTTTCATGAGTATAACGTGCAGTAAAAGACTCAGAAGCGGTATCGAAACCTACTGCTGATCCTTCTGCTTTTACGTTAGCTTGTCCAAATCCAACCAACATAACTTCTTCTTCAAAAGCTCTATCACTTGATTCTTGCTCAAAAATTTGAGCAGCTTCGTTTTCGTAGCGTGCGTACTCCAAACCGAACAGGGCGTTTAAACCAGGTTCTAGTTCTTTGGCAAGCTGTGCTCTATTAATAGCCATAGTCTATCTCCTTATTAAATGCCTAGAAGGCTGTCCATGTAATGAACGTTGAGTCGCACAACCGCTAATCGGCCTGCTACTGTTTTATCGACTGTTCCAATACCAGTTGATGCTTGATCATCAAATCCTACAACTTTAAGATTTAAAGTAGCTGTAACATTTCTTGTAGTTGGATCTAATTCACCAAGTGAATAACCACTAGTGTCGGTGCCAGTTGTCGCTGTTGAAAAATTCATGTTAATGAATAAATCATTATCAGGTAAAGCGGCAGCCGCGTTAATAACGTATAACGCATCGGGATTATCCGCTACAAAAGCAGTTGCTTCTGTTAATGGTTTAATCGCTGCGTATCCAGGCCAGTAAGCTGACCAGGTTGGTGTTCCGTCAGTTGCGATATAACGACAACCTTGAAAAACACCTAACAAAGGTACGGTACCGCCTGCGACAGCACCTACGATATCTATTAAACCACTTGCTAGAGGTACAACTGGGCTACCAGTCCAAATTTTGGACGTAGTTCCAGATGAGTAACCATCAGGGTTTATAGGATATGCATTAACACCTTGGTTATTATAGTTTGAGCCTGATCTTTCGTATGGACGTAGACCAAAAGCAGCATCTATATTAGCCATAATATGTCTCCTTTAGACAATAGGTAGAGACATAGACCTTAACCATTAAGACTTTTTGTTTCTACCAAATTGAACCCTACTTTGCCTTTCTTGCGAAATGGGCATAGAGGGATGCTCTTCTTTCATTAGATCATTTTCAATGGATGCTTTTTGATCGCTAGTTTTATCTCGGAAGTATTCGTCCCGATCTTCTTTAACTTCAATTGGACATCTCATTAATAATAATCCTCCAACTCCGATTACACCTTTGTATTTTCCATCTATCATAGAAGGAAGATCCTGCCTGTCTGGATATTCATCAATTCTTACGAATTCGTATCCTGAGCGTATACGACCCAAAATGTTTTTTTCATCTTGTTCGCCACGAAATTCGGCACGAACCCAACGATGGTGAAAACCTTCGGGTGGTTCGGGTGCATCTAAACTTGAAGGAGGAACCCATCCTCTCTTCCGAGCTTTTATTTCACGAGTTTCAATTTTGCGTGGGGATTTATTTATTTTTTCATTCATAGTCTGCTACTCCTTCACGTATTTAGCATATTCTTCTAATGGCACATTAAGTCTTTTAGCTATTGCAACTTGTGAAGGTGTGAGCTTCACGACTCGGCGTCCAGATTTAGTTTTTCGTACGGCCGACGCTACAGTCTGAACGGGCTGTTTCGTTACGGTTTTCTTCTCCTCAGTCATTTTACCATTG